CTATTAAGGCCATTACTACGACCCATGCTATTCTCTGTCTTATCTTATTGACAAGTCTATTCTTCCTCAATACCTCATTCTTTCTAGCTTTAACAGCTAATAAGTGAGTAATCTCTTGCTTCTCTTGTACGATACCGAACATATTGACTACATCGGTATAGAGAGAACCTAACTCAGGAGGACTCTGGTAGACCATGATCTCCCTGATTTCCTTCTGTAGCTTCTCCATTTCCTTCATAGCTACTACATGGTCTAGAGATATATCTAGTAGCTCATCAGGCTCAATATACTGAGTATCTATCCTTAACTGTTGATCCGCTATCTTCTTCTTCATAGCTATCATGGCCTTAAAGAAGATCTTCAAGTTCTTTATAAGATCATCTTTTATGTCCTGTTCACTGTGAGACTCTCTAGTGATAGGCTTCTTCTTAGTAATAAGAGGCTCCGATGGTGCGCTGCTGAGAGAAGCGTTCGGAGGCTTATTGTCTATCTTCTTTATATCAGGAGGTTTACTAGCCTCGTAACCAGCACTAAATAACTTACTCTTAATGAACTCCCACAGACCTAAGACTTCCTCGACTTGCTCCTTAGCTTCATCGAAGGTTTCCTTAGCCTGTAGGACTACACCTTTATACTCTTTATATAGCTCACATCCCTGCTGGATAGCCTCAACAGCCTTGAGAGCACCAGCAAGGAGGATTAGAGGCACGTTTACTCACCTACTGCTCGTGCAGGTTCTCCAACGGTTGCAGTCTGAAGTAGAATACGTTGGCCTTCAGGACTCAGTTTTTTATTCATAGCGTCAATAATCTTACGCTGAGTCGTGATAGGCCCTGCTTGCATGAATGCTGCCATAGCTTGTGGATCCATAGCAAGTTCGATAAACTTCTTTTCAAACTCTTCTTTGTTGCCACGGGACAGGGCATACATCACTTCCTTAGCCACTGTATAAGCACGGCTCAAGAAGCCAGTACCTTCCAATGGAGCTTTAGGAGCATACTCAGGAGCTTTTACACTACCAGCTAAAGCTTTACCTTTTTCTAAGCGAGTTAGGTCGGCCAAAACACGATTAACAGCACCTGTTTCCTCTGCTGTCAGTACTTCAGATACTTGAGTATATCTTGGCATACCCGTAGCTCGTTTAATAAGACCTCCAGCATCTTGTACGGCTTGAGCAAAAGCAGCTGCACGTTCCTTGTTGTCTAAGGGAGTACCTAGTTTCTTTTGCAGAGCTTCTCCAATAGCCATACGATCTAATTTTTGGCTATGTCCTGCAAAATCATCAATATATTTCCCCCACAAACCATTAGAAGACTTGTTTAACGAAGCATCAATAAAAGATTTAACATTTCCAGCTGCTTTAGCCGCTTGTTGAGGAATACCTCCTTGTGCAGGACGTCCAGCTTGTGTTAGAAAAGCTTCAATGTCTTGGTTCAATGTTTTGCGAACGTTGTCGTATAAATCACGGCTGCTGATAAAACCGTTCTCATCTGCTTTAGACAGTATTTTATCTTTAGCGAGTTTTAACACTGCTTTAGACAAATCGGAAGAAGTTCCTTCAATAGCTGTATCAATTTGCTGTGTAATAGATTTCACTTCCAGAGGAAAGAAACCATTATCAGCTAAAGAAGCTCGTTGATATTTTTGAAGGTTTTTAGTTGTTTCTTCTGCAACATTTGTCAAATTAGTAACAGGAATACCTTCCCCTGTTAGCATAGAGCTGCCTCTATTACCTATAATACGGTTGGCTTGGCCCATGACACTCGACTTAATGTCATCAAACGCCTGTTTAACAGTATCCGCCATGCCCAGAGCAGCTTCACGAGTATCCCCTGTAGCTGTACGAGCTGCTTCAACGGCTGCACGTTGCTCAGGAGTTCCCGCAATAGCTGCCAATTCCGCTTGACGTGCTGCTTCTTGTTCTGCTTGGCGTGTTAAAGCAACAGATGCAACAGAAGGCTCACGACTAATGGTCTTCTGAGCTGCAGCTAAAGCAGCTCCCTCAGGGGTATTAGCCAATGCTTCCATTGCGGTAGGCTGACTACCTTTTACAATCGGTTGAACTTCTTGAAGAGCTTTGATAATGACTTCTTTGTCTTTACCAGATGTCTTCAACAACCAATCTTGTAAGGCTTGCATACGGCCTGATTCAGACAAACCTTTAAAGCTATCCAAGAGCTTACCAGCGCCTTTGACACCATATTCAGCCAATGGGCCTAATACAGCTCCTACAGCAGCTTGAGTGCCTTTGTCAGACCAGAAATCAGTACCGTATACAGGCTGAGTAGCTGCCAAAGTAGCGCCTGTAGCTGCGGAACGCATTAAACCACCTGTGGCTGCTGCTGGAACGATATAGTTAACTGGTGAAGCCACGTTACCGACAATACGAGCCACGTCTGTACCTTCTGCACCAGAGGCTTCACGAGCTTGTTGATAACGCAGTTCATTTTGTTGTAGACGCTGAGAAACCGTATCGTTGCCTACAGCTTTAGAAGCCAGCTGACCAATACCCAACAAAGGGTCTAAAACACCTTGAGCAACTCGTCCAAACATGGAACCACCTAATTGCTCAGGAGTAACCAAGGGAGCAGGAGTTGATAAGAAGTCGCCTACTTTTTCAAACATCCCTTTGTTGGAAGGACGAGATTCTGTGTCTTTAATAATACGTGGATCATTAACCATTGTAGGACGACCACGAGCAGGTTCAGTGGAAAAGTTTATAGATTTATAAAATTCTTCCTTCGGCATATCCGAATAAAATTTATTATAAAAACCTTCAGCTAACTGAGCATCAGAAATGTCAGAGTACTGAGGATACTGTTTTCGGATGTCTGCGATTGTTGTCATTGTTTACGAATTCCTAAAGGATCATTACCGCCTGTGGTTCTTGTGTTCATGCCGGGCAAAGAGGCAGCACGTTGACGGGCAGCTTCAAGTTCGCCTTTAATACGAGCTACGGCAGCATTAAACTCAGAAAGTTTCATCTTAGGATCTAACGCACCAACAGCAGCAGTCAGTTTCTTACCTTCAGCATCCGACAGGGCGCCCATGCCTTTAAGAGCAGACACCATTGGGATAAATGTCTGGGCTTTAAATGTTTCTAACTGAGACATAAAACCGGCAGCGTCTGTTCCGGGAATTGCAGACACCACGCCTCCGGAAAGAGCGCCAACAACTGATTTTTTACCTGGATGTGCATTCAGTAAATCAAGAGTATTAATAGCACTGTCAAAAGCTGCTACACGGCCTTGAGCTTGTGACTGCAAAGTAGCTTGTTTTTCATCTGCTTTAGCTTGCAAGTCTTGAATACGCTGTTCAATCAGTTGACGTTGTACATCACTATTAGCACCACGCAAAGAAGCGTTCATTTGTGCAATCTGTGCCATCAAAGCATTACGATCTTTAGCAATCTGTTCAGCGCTTTGAATACGCTCACGTCCTAATATCAATGCTTGTTCACGTGCTGCTTGTTTCTCATCAATCTTAGACTGAACTTCCACAGAGCGTTGAGCCAAAGCACTAGCGCCTTGTAGGTCTCCAGCATCTGCTAATTTCTTAGCTGCTTCTTTCAAAGATGTTGCATCGGTTTGATCCACACCTTGCATAACTTGAGTACGTAGAGCTTGCATCTTCATCATAGGATCTTGAGCACCCATGAGACCACCTACTGCATTGGCAGCTTTTTGAACACCTCCGTAGATACCCATCTGTGCTCGTTGCTCAGGAGACATTTGAGCAAACGAAGCAGCACGCTCTTGAGCTAACTGGTCTTGTTGTTGTTGATACATCTCAGGAGTTGTAAACAACCCTGCCATCATAGAATCTGGTGCCATGTCTTTATCTTTCCTTGCTTAGAAACCGAGTTCTGCGTAACCGTAACTGCCAGAATTACCTGTAGTATCTTTATTAAAATAATCAGCTAAGTTTATAGTATCTCCGTTAGCAAGAGTAAACTGACCAGTACCGCCATTAGACCAACCTGAATTGTCGCTAAATGAAGGATTCAGATTACCAAGCCAGCTACCAATAGCGTTTCCTATACTTGTGTTATTGAGAGTAGTTCCTAAAGCATTACCAAACAAGCTGGAACCACCTAAACCTGACATAGCAGTAGCCAAAGGATTGTAATTAGCTGCACCAAGAGCTGCCTGAGCTGCTGCCTGATTAGCACCTAATTGCAATTGACCTGCTTTAGCGCCAGCAGCTGAAGACTGTTGAGCCAAGCCTGAAGAGATAGCGAGAGGATTCTGAGCAAGTTGTTCAACATTGGAGGCAGTAGATAATCCAGCATTGAATGGTTGATAAGCGCTAGACAACAAACCTTGACCGAAGTTAACTTGTTGTTGTCCGTATTGCTGAGCATTAGCAGCCATCTGAGCATCAGCCATAGCACGAGCGTTAGCCAAAGCAGCCATCTCAGGGTTAGCATTCTGCAATGAACCACCTTGAGCAACTGAGACACCTGTACGACCTGAGTTAGACAATTGATTCATCAATCGAGCTGTCTCAACATCACGGCTAGGAGTCAGTAAAGCTTGCTGTTGGTTATACCAGTTAGAAGCTACATCATTAGGGTTCTGAGCAATGTACTGACGACCTAAGTTCTGTAAGTTAGAAGCATCAGTCAACGATTGACGATTAGCACCCATGATCTGATCCTGATACGCTTTCATCTCAGGAGACAAAGTGTAACCAGCGGATGTCAACTGACCTGTGGTAGGATCAACTTGGAAGTTAGATGTACCAAAGGTTGTCGTAGTACCTACAGGACGGAACTGAGCTTGATTAGCAGCTGTCTGACCTGCAGCCTTCAAAGCATCAGCTTGAGCTTGTTGAGCAGAGGCTGTAGTGCTTCCCTGCATTAAGCCACCAGCGGCTGTTAAGCCACCTCCAAGAAGACCCCCTAAAAGGTTACTGTTATCTGTTATGGTTGCCATATTGTTAGTTCCTGTTTTTCCTGTAAATGCAGCTAGAAGAAGCTTTCCTAAAAGGTTTTGAGTTGCTGGATTGGGATTGGCTGCTGTTGGTAATGCTGTGTCTACCGTTGTAGGATAATTCTCAGCACCTGTTGTAATCTTCGCTAAGTCTTGTCCTAAAGGATTACCTGTTATGTTGTTGGTTAGATTACCAATTGTGTTACCTGCTCCGGCAGCACCTAAGGTTGTCCCCTCAGGTGTTGTCGCTGTAGGTGACGCAGCAGCTAGTAATCCTTGACCACCGCCCATATCAGTTAAGTTAGGAGCTTGAATAGCAGTATTATAGTTTAATCCTAAGCCCCCTGTAGTAGCAGCTGTAGTATCAAAAGAGTAAGGATTACTCATGTCCAAAGGAGCTAGAGTAGCTTGTAGACCTAATCCTGAATCTGTCGTAGGTGTTAAACTGTAGTCAGCACCTGTGGAATAATCAGTTGTAGGTGTATAAGTCTCTACAGGAGCTGTAACTTCTGGTGTAGGAGTAGAAAAGGAATTTAATAGCCCACCAGCAGTTTGATTAGCAACTGTGTTCAAAGCAGCATTAGATAAAGATGTCTCTAAATCCTTACCTGATAACAATCCAGTTGCTGTTCCTCCCGCCAATTGACCAGCTGCCTGAGAACCTGTATCAGCTCCTACAGTAGATCCTATAGCGCTTCCTGCACCAGCAGTTAAACCTTGTGTAACATCCCCTGTAGCTGCTGCGGTAAGACCTGCGTTCCCTAACACCGATGCTGATGGGCCTGTTAAACCAGCAGCTTGACCTGCTTGAGTACCTGCTGATAAGTTACCCGCATTCGCTCCACCTACTCCCGAAGCAATAAGTGCTGCTTGTCCCAGATCAGAAGAAAGTTGATCTTTAGCGCCTTCACTTACTAACTGAGATGTTAAAAGCCCTGATCCGGGAGCAACGTAATTACCTGCGACAACAGCAGCAGTTTCAGCGGCATCGCGAAGACCTGTCCAAAGTCCTCCACCTAAAGAAGGCTGATTATAAATAGACCCATCAGCGCCTAGAATTAAACCATTACTACTGGTTCCATTGATGACGTTACCGTTCTTGTCGTATTTAACGTCAAAAGTAATCCCACCGACAACTTTTGTACCAGTCGAAGCTATATCTGCCGCTTCAGCATCTGCGTGACTACTATACATTCTCCCTGTGTTAGCGTTATACCAACCCGCAGGAGTCTGGAAATAGCTTGGGGCGTAAACCATATAAGCTTTTACACTGTGCCGTTAGAGATCACATTACCGATGACAGTTAAGTTACCTGAGCTGTCTACTGAAAACACGTTAGTTCCACTTACTTGAATGTAAAGCACACCAGCGGCTTCAATGAACTTAAAGTTAGTGAATGTACCGTCAGCTTTAGTGGCGATAGCTGTGGCAATGTTATCAAACTCAGTGTTGATCTCAGTGCCTTTAACGACCTTGGCAGGGTTGCCGTGGGATAAACTATCCTTGGCTGCAAAGTTAGTACTTTTTGTATAATTTGACATGATTAGGTAATCTTTCCGTTCTTAGCGTGAATCTCTAATTTCTGAATACTCAGAGGTGAGCCATTAATGTAAGCTTCGTAGCCTGTCTGTACCACCTTACCTGAACCTGTAGGATAAGCTTTCAGAATTGAGAGAACCTGTCCACTGCCGTAATCCGATACATTATATTCGCTTTCACCGTAGTAAGCAATATTATTAGGTGGAATTGTTACGTTTTGTGAGTAAAAGTTACCAGTAAAGTCGTAAGCCCACTTACAAGTCAAAGCTTGACCGTTACCTCCGACAACAGTTACCAACAAAGACTTCAAGATAGTGGTCACAGCTGGAGCACCGAAGTCAGTATGGTTAGTGTAATACTGGAGAAGGTAATTACTTGTATTATCTAAATACCCTGTGTAAGTACCTACGTAACCTGCTTTACCTAACAGTAGCGTACCATCTTGCTTAACACAGAAGCTACTAGGATCAATACTATCCCATGTTGTAACACGTGCTGCACCATCTTGTAACTGAGCCTTGGTATCAAAGCAGTAAACTTGATGTGCGGAAGGGAGAGTTAACAGGTAAAAAGCATCAATAGGGGAATGTATAGCTTTAACGTCAGCCAATGTCTCAGCAGCTAAGTAACCTAAGAGATCATTACGTACATTCTTGCTCAGTTCACGGAAAGGAGCTGACTTCTCTTGAATAGTACGCTGTAAGCTACGCACACCTGTTTGAGATAGGAAGACAATATCTGTACCAGTGTTAGCAATTGTGTCTCTAGCAATACAGCCAATACCTGTGATAACGTCTTGGAGAGCAAAGCTAGTACCTGAAGGATCAGTAGCGTTGTTGTACACCAAGATGTTATTCTTACCGAAGATGAACAAGAAACCGTTGTGAGCACCTAAGCCAACAACAGTATCTCCACCTTTAGGCCAAACAGAAGTAGTGTCTAAAGTACCTGTAGTACCTCCAGACCAGTGAGCTGCATTCTTGGTATCACACCATTGAATAGTTACTTTATTTGTCGTAGAACCAACAGTCCACAAACGGCCGTAAGCACTGATAACAGCGTTACCTTTAGTTACAGTACCTGAGTAACCTGCTATCTCAGAGATACGACGATATTGTGTCGTAGATGTCGTAGGGTTAAACTCGAGAGGATCGTAACCTTCTTGAAACAGGTAAAGACCTCCATCTAAGGAAGCCATCTGCCAGTTACTAGCTGTGATCGTAGGGGCTGTACCACCACCACCATAGGTTAACTCAGTGAGTGTAGACCCTACTAATTTAAATAGTTTATTGTTACCTGCACAGATAACGTAACTATTCCCTGCTAAGTCTATCAGTTCACCGATAGCTTTGATAGGCTCAGAACCTAAAGAGCCTGAAGCTGTATTGTTAGCAGTCCAGCCTTTACGAGCACCTACACGACCATATTGGTCAATAACACAGTTGTTAGCTATCAAAGCATAGCCAGAGGCTAAGTCAAGAGAGCTATCCTGTGTATTAAGACCGTAAAAGCCCGGTGCTGTAATAGCATAGGGGAGGATTTGTTGTGCCATTATTAGACAAGATCCCAAACATCATTTTCAGGGCTACGAGCAGCTTCAGTGGCAATGTAGTCAGCCAAAGAAGCCTTAAAGAGAACGAAAGCTTCTGAACTATTCAAACCACCGTCTTCACCACGTTCAACTAAAGCACGAGCGTAAGCACCTAGGACGATAGGTTCCCTAGGCATCTTAGTTGTGTCTGAATCGTTAGCAAAAGGTGTCTCAGGGATCACCAAACTAAACTTGATGTTATCTGCGGCTGTAGGAATAGGCCAGAATGAGCACATCATGTCACCGTTGCTGTCAACAATACCTAAGTTAAAGTTGACAGGTGGATTATGCACAGGATCTTTCATCATGTACATGAAACGATCAAGAGAAGGTTTGTCGATAGGTGTCAGAGGCCACAAGCGAGTTGTGTTGATGACATCGTTAACACGGAAACGTTGACCTGCACCAGTGATTGAATAGCCTGTCCATTGACCGGGAACACAAGTGACATCAACGTAAGCGTTAAGAGCATCCCAATCGTAAGCATCGTTAACTTGACGCTTAGTGTCGTTCACATACGTACCAATCATGGCAGAGTATGTGTTCTCGTTTACTGTCGATACTGTAGGCTCACGCAAGCGAGCTAATACATCATTGACAAGTTCCAGATAGGTAGGAAGTGCCATTACAGATTACTTCTTTTTACTTTTGCCTTTAGACATGCCAGCCTCTGACATGGCAATAGCTACTGCTTGTTTACGTGATGTGACAGCAGGGCCTGACTTGGAACCAGAGTGTAGTTCACCTGCCTTGTATTCCTTCATCACTTTACCAACC